GTCAGGGTTCACTTCGTACGCCCGTGCGAATTGCTTCCGGGCTTCACCATTGGTCAAGCGTTTCCGCACGACCAACGAATCCCCACCGGTCAGGTGCAGGATCGTGGTTTCCGGTCGGACAAAACGAATCGACATTGTGCTGTTCCCTTCAGCGTTCCGGGGGGCCGAGTGTTGCTATCAATGATTTGTCCCCGACCTGGATCGATGCCGTGTCCAGCGGCCAGCACCACAGGCCGGTCAGTCCTTCACGTTTCGCGGAAAACAACAGGGGCCGCTGTCGCAGGCTGAATTTATTCACCCGTTCGAAGACGGCTAGCAGCTGCCACGATCCGGAATGCTTCGCGTCAGGTTCGTGACGGACGATGGTCCAGTTGCGGAGTACAGCGGCTTCCTGGTAGCCGTACGTGATCGTGCCGGTCGTACCCCGCAGTCGGACGTTCGTCAGCATCGGTCGGGACTAGGGGACGACTGGTTCCTGTGTCCACGGTCCGGCCCCCTTGTAGGTGGACGCCACCTTCGGTGCACCCTTCACGGTGCAATCGATGTCGGCATCCAGGTACGCCAGTCCTTTCCACAGAAAGGTCGGTTCCGTGGTGTTGGGTGTCAGTTCCAACATGCCCGGAGTCGTGGCGTCCGTCGCATCGAACAGCACGGTGCTATCCGAATTCCAGTAACCCCCCAGTGTCCCGGACACGTCCTTCATCCCCGGTACATAGACTTTGTTGGTGTCCTGGAAGCACGACACGTCTTCGTAATCGGTCTTCAGGGACAGCTTCCAGCCGTTCAACGAAATCACCGGCACGGCTGTCGCACCACCCGTCGGATCCCAGCTGACTTGTCCGTAGCGTCCTGTTTTGATCATGGTCTGCGCCTTTCATCCTTTCGCGGCCGACGGTGTCAGCGTGGCCATCACGCGGTACTGTCCGCCCCGGTGCATCCACCGGATCGACTTGTCGACGTCGTCGACTTCCGTGTAGCGGATCCGTTGTTCACGGCTGCCGGTCACGTCCCCGAATCCCGGTGCGGTGAACTGTGCGCGGGCCAGCAGCGCGTCGATCCGTGCGGCTGCCGGTTTGATGCTCTTCGTGGTGACCGACGACAGTTCGACGGCTTTCACCATGTACAGGACGTCTTCGAACACGCGGCCCCCGAAGTCATCGCTGTCGACTTCGGTGATGATCGACACGACGCCAAACTGTTTCGCGTTCGGTGGCGCAATGTCGAAATAGATCCCGTCGACCAGCAGTCCGGCCAGCGTGGCATCGGTCTGCAGCAGCGTGATCAATGCGGCATCCAGGTCCGACGAATCAGTCACGGTAATCACCCGTCACGGTCAGCCCTTCCCGCGTCACCATCGCGGACAGGTCGTCCCACATCCGTCGACGGTTTTTGTCCATTGCCGGAATGAACACGTGAAAGGCTGGCATCGGTCGCCACACCTTCCCGTTCCGATGTCGTGCCTGCGATCCGAATTCGAACAGCCACGCATGCGGGGCCGTGTTCTTCACCTGGATGGCGTAGCCGAAGGCACTGTCATCGGTGACGACTTGTTCGACGTGGTCGGCCAGATTGCCGCTGTGCGTGTGGTTGACGTACCCCACCAACATGTCGTGTTCGGCCGCATTCGCGGCCCCGTCCACGATGTGTTTCGCTTCGCCCTTCAATCGGTCGGGCAGCGTCCGCAGGTCTTCCTTCAGTTCCGCCAGTCCCACCCAGGTCAGTGACGCCATCACGGCACCATTTCCGCAGCGGCCAAGATCAACGTGTGGCACCGTTCGTCGACGTTGTTCACGCTGGTCACGTTGGCCGTGTGCGGTCGATTCGCGTCGTCGGTCCAGGTGATGCGCGTTTGCGTCGTCACGCCAGGATGAAACGGCATCGTGATGACGTGCGTGGCCGTGGACACGACGACGCTGCCAGCGGCCACCCGTTCCAGACTGCGCGTCGTGGCCGGTTCGACCTTCGCGGACACCATCGGGGGATCCAACGGGGCAAACGTCGTCGTGTATCCACCGTCCCCGTCGGGCACCGGCTTGCCGGGACCATCCAGCTGCAGCCGTCGGGGACGTTCCCCGATGTTGATCAAGGGGCCGATGGTCACGGCAGCCACACCATCCGGTACGGAGCGATACAGGCTTCGTATCCCATCGGCACGTTTTCCATGTGCCGTGCTTCCGATGCCAGATCGCGGCCCATCGTCGCGTAATGCGCGGTCAGCAGACCGACGGCCTGCAGCAACAGCGGGGCTTCCGCTTTCAACGCATCGACGGTCGGCCATCCGGCCACGATGCGCCACGTGCCCGCTGTCGCCATCGACGTCGACCACTGCAGTGCCCGCAGTCGTAGATTCATGGTGAACATGGCCGCGTCGACGGCACGACCATCGGGGGCCGTCACCGACTGCACCGGCCACGCTTGCACCGGCAGCGGCAGCCACAACATCGTCGACACGTCGTCGCTGAAGGTGATGTCCCGTGTCTGCGTCAGCAGCGCAAGACCGGTGTCTTGTTCGACCTGACTGCGTGCGGCACTGATGAAGCCGTCCATCAGGTCGTCACGCGGATCCCCGTCCGGCCAGTCGAGTCAGGCCCGTAGCTTGCCGTCGGCCGTCGTCAATGGTTCCGTGTCCGGGCCGTCGACTAACACCGACTGCACCGACAGCGGCTGCATCCACGGGGCCGACGTGAAGACCGTGGCCGGTGTCATCGATGCCCCTTCCGTCGGCGGTAGGTGGCCGTCGTGAATTCCCCCGGCTGCAACGTGACCACCGGGGGCACCCCAATCAGCGGACGCGCAGCGGCCAGCAGTTCGTCACGCTGCGGCAGCTGCACGACCACGATCCGTTTCGTGCCGACATAGTCGGGACTGGTGCACGTCGTGTGTGGCGCATCGTCGACCGGACATCGACGCGGCACCGGCCACAGCAGCGGGGTGAAGGTCGACGACATCAGGGGGCTACTCCTGACGCCCACGCAGTGCCCTGCCAGTTCGCGGACGTGCCGTCACCCAGCTTGACGAACTGCCCGGTGGTCCATGCCGTCTGTGGCACGGCCGTGATCGTGTCCATCTTCGTGAAGTCGTCAGGGGCTTCCGATCCCGCTGGCGTCCACGTGCCCGGTGTGCCAGCCGTGGCCCCGGTGCTGTTCGGTCCGTTGTTGCTCCACCCCGGCACCGTCGTATCGATGGGGACCGGTGGTCCTTCAATCGATGAAATGCCGTCGTCTGGTGGCGCATTGCTCCACCCCGGTGGTGGGGCTGCGGCTTGTGTCGTGACTTCGTCGGTCATCGCGTGGTCCTTTCCGTCGACACGGTGCCCCGACGCATCGGGACACCGTGCGCGTGTGCGTCAGATCAAGCCGGTGACTTTGCCGAATGCGCCAGGACGATAGACAGCCAGTGCCAGCCGTTCTTCGGCACGGATGGCTACTAGGTTCTTGATAAAGAAGTCCTGATGACTGTTCGAAGCTTCGACACGGATCCCGCCTTTGCGGAACACCTGCGACATCGTGCCGAACGCACCGACCAGTGCGGTGTTGGCCACGATGGCCGGTGTGACCGCCACGGGAGTGCCCCACACCGACGCGGTCGGCAGTGACACGAACGGACCACCACCCAGGTATTCGCCCGTGGTCGTCTTCGACGTGGCGATGGTGAACCAGTTCGCCGGATTCAGGACGACGCCATCGGGATAGATGAACGCGGTGGTGGCAATTGCGGTGATCTGCCGCAGGATGGCATCGACGTTCGTTTCCGGTGGTGTCGCGGCCCCGTTGCGGACGACTGGCGCAGCCAGTCCGACACGGTTCATCACGCCCATGATGTTCGGGGGTGTGCCGTTGCCGTTTAACAGCTGGTCTTCTTCCGCCAGCTGCACACCGAGTGTCAGCCGCGCATCGATGTACGACTGGATGGCCGTGACGTCTTCCAGCAGTTCTTCGGTGACCGGCAGCCAGTGCGCGATCTTCGACACGGGATCGGTGTGCTGGTCGAAGGTCAGTGCCGATTCCGGTTTCGCGCTGCCTTCCGCCGTCGGGGCCGCTGCGTTGGTGAACGCGGTTTCCACCATGTAGATAATCGCGTTCGACGACGCCTGCCCGGACGCCATCAGGTCGGCCACCATCAGCCGACGGAACAGCACCGACTGAATCCCCGGCAGGTACTGCGGTACGACCAGCTTGCCGCCGGACGCGGGATCTTCCGTCAGCGTCGTGGCCCGCAATGGTCCGAAGCATTCGACCGGTGGTGACGCCCATGCGCCATTGCGTCGGTGTCCCCCTTGCCGCAGGAATTGCGCCACGTCCGCGTTCTGCACGAACTGCTGACCGATGGTCCGTCGATCCATCGACGTCACCAATCCGCCAGCGGACGCAGCCGGACGCGCACCACCGGTCAGGGCTTCGACTTTCTGCCGCAGTTCGACATCGCCCCGTGCGGTGTCCAGTCGTGCCTTGATGGCTGCGCCTTCCGCCAGTACCGCGTTGATCGATTCCTTCTCCGCTTCGGACATCGTGCGGCCGGTCGTCTTCGTGCCGTCCGCGTTGGTCGTGACGTGTTCATCGCACTTGTGCGCGATGTCGTTGATCAAAGCCGTGGCTTTCGTCGCCACTGCGGCCAGATCGGTTTCCATTTGCGTGATGTTCATCGTCGGAATCCTTCGACTTGTAGTGCGAGTGCTTGCCGCTCGTACTGAATCAACGCGGGATCCCGCCCGACGTGTGAATCTTTGGATCCGGTGTCCGTGTTCACAGGTGGAGCGATGGCCGCAGCGCGTGCAAGTGCCGTCGACGGTGCCGACGACATCACACGGTCAAGCGTTTCCTGTAGCGTGGCGATTCGATCAATCAGTCCAGCGGCCAGGGCTTGATCCGCACTGAGTAACCGACCTTCCCCATAGCCAGATCGGACGTCGGCCGGTTTGATGCCGCGTCCTTTTGCGATGTCCCCGACCATGCGGCCGTACGCGCCATCGACTAGCCCCTGCACGTGCGCCTTCGCATCGTCGGACAGCGGGCCACCGTCGGCCCCTTCGGCTTTGTATTTCCCAGCGGAAAACACTTCGCGTTTCACACCGAGTCCGGCCAGCAGTGCGCTGATGTCGTCGTGTAGCGTGTAGACGCCAATCGATCCCGCCATCGCGGATGGTGACGCCACGATTTCCGTGGCCCCCGACACGACGTGATACGCGGCCGACGCCAGCGTGTGGTTAGCCACCGCGATGACCGGTTTGATCGTGCGTGCCCGCAGCACTTCACGCGCAAATTCCGACGCCCCTGCGACGTTGCCGCCAGGGCTGTCGACGTCCAGCACGATGGTCCGCACGTTCGGATCGTTGACGGCTGCGCCGAACTGTTTGGTCAGTCCTTCGTATGTCGTGCCGCCAGATGTTTCGGTGAACAGATTCATCCGGGGTGACAGCACCCCGTGCACCGGGATCAACGCGACCGATCCACCGGTCGGGACCGGCACGTC